TAAAAAAATGCCAATTTATATTGAGAAGTTTTTAGATAAGGGAATTAAACTTTTACTTGATGGTAAAGGACAAGAGTTTGTTGAGTGGTATTATGAGTATGTACAACAGATATTTGATTTACAAATTCCTCTGATGGATATCGCTAACAAAGCAAAAGTAAAACAAAGTATTGATGACTATGTTATTCGTAGTAAACAAACTACAAAGGCTGGAAGTCTAATGTCTCGTCAAGCACACATGGAACTTGCAATTAGAGAAGGTCTCAATGTAAATCTTGGTGATGTAATTTTTTATGTTAACAATGGTAGTAAGGCTTCACACGGTGATGTTCAAAAAGTTAACAAACCAAAAAAAGGTTGGTCTCAAGAACATATCGATACATATGGTGGACCTATCCCTGAGAACTTAGACTCTATAATTCAGTTGAATTGTTATCGTATTGACCCGTCAGATCTCGAAAATAATCCTACAATGAAGGGACAGTACAATATTCAGAGAGCAATTGCAACTTTTAACAAACGAGTTGAGCCATTACTTGTTGTGTTCAAACAGGAAGTAAGAAATGGTTTATTGGTAAAGAATCCTGAGGATAGACCATTCTTCACTAAAGAACAGTGTGAACTAATCAATGGACAACCTTTTGATGAAGGCGATCAAGATAAGTTAGAAGATGTGATGGAAATATCCGATGAGGAAATGTTGTTTTGGAATCGTGTTGGTGAAACTCCATATCACATGTATAAAAATGCTGATAAAGTAATGTGGGGTTATGTACCTGAAAATGAATTAATCAAGTTTCATTCCGTCGGAAGAGAGGATATACCACACACCGTTGACATTTTGTAACTCAACACAAGCTCCTTTACCTACTGATATTTCATCCCACTCCTCATCTATTCTATTAAGGTCAGGAATAATGGTACAGTTGGTAAGGGTTTTTATTTTAATTCGATCAGTAGTTGTTGAATCCAACTTAACTTTGGATTGAGAAACCTCACGAACAATTAATAAATTTTCTCCGTTTGTTTTGTACATTTCATCACTAATAATGATGGTATCAAATGTATCCAAATTAACTGAACGGTTTCCTCTAAAAACTGTTTTCCTAATAGGTTTATTTTTTAATATAGGCATAAAATTAAATTACATAAATTTGTCTTGGCATCGCCCTGAACTTCAATTGTTTGTTCAAGTTTTCCGCTAACAAAGCTTCTCTCTCCATTATTTTTTCAGGACGAAGTCTTGTTAATCTACCATCCGCCCCAGTCAATTCTTCTATCAACTTAGCCTTTTCATCCTTCCCTTCGGTTGCTAATGTGGTATAATCCATGGTCAAATCACCATCGGGAGTTTTCAAACTACCACTAAACTTTCCACGAACTCTTGCTAATGTTTCTTTACAATATGCGGTAAACCATCTACGAACCCAAATTTGAGCGGGGTTGTTAAGTTTGTACCAACTTATTTTATCAAACGGTACATCTGAAGGTAATTTTATAATATCGGGATTATCAGCCAAACATTTGTCTCTATCTCCTTGAGATGTATCATAATACCAATACCAAACTTGACCTTGTGCCATTTCAGCATTACCAAAGTCAAATTTACCTCCAGGAGTGTTAAGAAGGTGTAAAGCTTTTTTTCCGCCAGGGAGAGCTGTAATATAGTAGGTTAGGTCTCCCGCATAAATTCTTCTTTGGATATTAACTTCTTGCATTCTAAGAAGGGTGTCAAATGCGGGAGTTAAGTAATAACTACCTGCCATGTTACCAATTTGTGCGAGTCCACCTCCACCACCAATTCCTGTACCTACACCAATACCTGCGAAACCACCTAAACCGAACAATAAGTTATTCAGGGTAGCTGGTGTGAACCATAATACTTCGTTGATTTCACGACCTGCCGGTATTTCGTAAATTTGTTGGTTAGGAACTAATTGTATATAATCTTTTTTGATCTCCCAATCACCACCTGCTTGTAGACCGACAATCTTTGAGTATGCGTAAGTATATCTTGTCTCGAAGTCTAAACTTTTAGTAATGAATGCTCTTGCTAACGATTGAGTATCAAGATCCAAATTGTAAAGTGAGGTCCATTGAGATTCAATTAACCAATCCTGAACATATTGAGAATAGTCATCAATTGAATACTCTAACAAAGTATCCATCATTTCATCTTCTAATTCTACCGCTCTAAGGGGAGCACCCAACAAGTGTCTTACTTTCTGATAGAATTCGCTTCTTTCTGGTTCATTAATAATTGCCATAGGAGTTTTTCTATATAAATATCCTAGTCTTTTTTCTTTGTCTTACTAAGATAAAGTTCCTCAACAAAATCCCAATTTACAACATTCCAAAAGTTGTTGATGTATTCATCTCTTTTGTTTTGATATTTTAAATAGTAGGCATGTTCCCATACATCTAAACCAAGAATAGGAAAACCACCTTTTTTAACAACATTCATGAGAGGGTTGTCTTGGTTAGGTAATGACATTATTTTTAGTGTACCTTTACCATCTAAGTATAACCAAGCCCACCCTGATCCAAATCTATCCTTTGCCGCTTGGTTAAATTCGTCTTTCATCTTTTTGATGTTACCAAAATCTTTTTTAATTTGTTTGTAGACTTCTCCTTTAGGAAGTTGTTTCTTTGGTGATAACATTTTCCAAAAAAGTGCGTGGTTAAAGGCTCCTCCTGCATTGTTCCTGACAGCGGTATCGAACTTGCTTATTGATTTGATAATTTCTTCCAACTCCATGTCACCTTTTTTTGATAACAAAGCTTTATTAAGTTTATCAACATAACCTTTGTAGTGTTTGTTATAGTGAACATCCATTGTTTTGGAGTCTATGAATTTTTTTAAAGATGAGTACGAATAAGGAAGTTTTTCGATTCCAATTTTTTTCATCTCTAAAATCAAATTATTTTCTATAGATTTTTTTTCGGTTAAAAGAATTTGTTCTGATAGTATATCTACCTTTGATTCCAAAGATCTACTCTCGTACATTTTTTTCTCTAACTTTGGGTATTTTTTTTCAAACATCTTAACAAGTCTACCTGCAAATGCATTTGCTTCATCCTCATTTTTACCACCAATGTCAGGTCCCTGTTCTCTTTTTTGAACTTTTCTTTGATACTCATGAACCCACTCGTGTGCAAGTGTCCTCATAATATCTCGATTTAACCTATCTTGTGCTAAAACTTTAAGCACTGATTTGTCTGTACGAGAACCAGTTGACATTTGACCGGTTCTATTACCCATAAATTTTATGGAAACATCAGTTTTAAGTGGATACTTCTCTTGTAATAAACTTACAAATTTTTTAACAAAGTCTTTGTCTTCGTCTTTGAACTTACTATCCGTATAAGAAAATTTTACTTTCATTATTGATAAATATCACTAACGATACTTATTTATCATAGAAAGTATTTCTTCCGCAACATCACCAATATTTTCTTGTACTTGATCTCCCATCACAGTTCTAATGATCTGTTTTTTGTTATTCAGAATATCATAAATTGCGGCTTCAATAGTGTTGTCAAAAATTGGGTAATAAACTAATACATTTGATTTTTGTCCATATCGGTAAGCTCTGTCTTCCGCTTGAGAATGTTCGGCAGGTACAAAAGATAGGTCATTCATAATAACAACCTCAGCGGATGTCAAAGTCAAACCTACACCGGCAGCCTTTAAATTACCAACAAAAACTTTTATTTTGTCGTCATTTTGAAATGAGTCTACAGCTTGTTGACGCATCGCATTACTACAACTACCATCGAGATAAACCGCTTGTTTCCCAAAGTGTTGGTATATTGTTTGAAGTGTGTCTGTAAAGTTTGTGAATATAATAACTTTTTTTCCCTGTTCTAAGATGTTTTCAGCAAAATCAATTGTTTGATTAACTTTCTCATTGGCAATTACTTTTCTAACTTTCATAAGTTTAGAAAACTGTACGGTAAGAGATTTAGATTCATCAGGATTTTTATCGTACCAATCATAATACTCACCCATGAGATTTTCATACTCTTTAGATTTTAGTCTAAGATATACAGGAGTGATTATTTTGTCAGGTAAATCTAATACTTCTTCTTTTAATCTTCTTAGAATTTGTTTTGAGGTCCTATCCCTTAACTCTTCAAGATTAGATGCTCCCGAAACATTCCATACTTTTCTTTTACCCGCATTGAATTGATATCCTTGACAATAACGAATAGCATAAGCTTTCCAATTTTGAGCTACAGGACTTTCGATTAGATTTAAAAGATTGTAATAATTCATAGGTCTTGATGTCATCGGTGTACCTGTTAACAACCACACTCTGTCTACTTTTTTTGCAAAATTATTAATAATCTTTGTTCGTTGAGCTTGTACATTAGATATCATGTGAGCCTCGTCCAATATTACTAAATCAAAGTTTCCTTTCAGAAGTAAGGAATCATCTTTCTTTTTAGGATCAGTGTCGTGGAAGTTTTTGAGAATATCGTAATTAATTATTACAAAATCATCTTCAGTAGAAAACTTTTTCCCCTCGGCAATAAAAACGGGTCTATCAGAATAATTTGCAATTTCTCGTTGCCAATTTATTTTCAAAGATGCAGGACAAACAATTAATATTTTTTTTGCCCCTGTCTCAAGAGCTGCTAAAATTGTTGAGGTTGTTTTACCTAAACCCATATCATCTGCCAAAATAAATCTTTTGGATCCTGCTAACTTTTCAATTGCAATTTTCTGATGATCAAGCGGAGGACGATGTGAATACTTCGTATAATCAACAGATACAGATTGGACATTGTGTGTTTTAATTAATGCGGATTTAGGTATCCAAAATTCAGACAACGAATCTTTTTCAAAAAACTTACCCCAAACATGGTAAGACTTTTCCTTTTCGACGAGTAGTTTTTCGATGTAAATTTGTTCTGGCACCTGAAGGAGATATTTTTCTTCGGCAAACTTCTTTGCGAAGTACGAATCAAGTTCCACCCACTTTCTTGCAACTTTAGGAACTGTATTGAAGTGGGTAATGATGTAATCGGCCTGTGATCTCGTAGGATGAAACTTTTTGGACGATTCTTTTTTTTGTTTTAAGAAAAGAATATAGTTATTTGCACCACTGTATGACTCAATAAGTTCGAGCGCTTTGTGTTCAACTAACGAAGATAAATTTTCCAAATTCAGTCTTTTATTAAAAATAACAATAAAATAAATATTTATCAATAAAATAGTCTTTTATGAAGAGTAATGTTCCAATAACTAGGTTAGGTAAATTTTTTGGTGACACTGATTTCGAATTAGAAATTGGTATGGGTCAAGAGTGGTTAGTTGGTGACATGAACTACACATGTGTTCTTTATAAAATTGACAGAAACAAAATTAAAACCGACGATGTGTATGGTGAGGTTATAGAAGATGGGGTAAAGTTTTTACCTCCTGTTGAGTTTAATGCTCAAATTTCTATTGCAGCACCTGAAAACAAAATGATAGGTACTACAAGAATGGATCAGTTTGAACCTGGAAATATTACTATTTCGGTCTATCTGAAAACATTACAAGACTTAGATATAGATGTGGAGTTTGGTGATTATGTTGGGTATTACGACAGTGAAAACTTTGTTCGATACTATACAGTGGTAAACGATGGTCGTGTTATATCCGACACAAAACATACATACAAAGGATTCAAACCTTTTTATAGAACAATAATAGCGGCTCCTGTTGGACCAAATGAATTTAGAGGATTATAATGGCATTACCAAAAAGTCACCCTGTTAAACCAACATTACCTTTGAACTACCCTAAAACTCTTTTACCGAGAAGGGAACAAATCAAAGATATGATCACTAAGGATGGTACCTATCTTCCTAAGTCATTACTACATGCAGATTTGGACAAGGGTTTTTTGGAGTTTGTAAAAGAAAAATTTAAAATAGTTTCCGAAGGTAAAAACATTCCAGTGGTTGATATTATAATCACAACACAGAATTGGTCGCAGTTTGTTGAAACTTGGGACTTTCAAAATATAGATAAAAATATTGAACCTCCATTTTTAACAATAATTAGAAATCCTGAGGTTAAGTATGGTAATAACCCAGCGGTCATGTACAACATACCGAATCGAAGAATGTATTACTATATGGAGGTTCCGACTTGGGATGGTAACAGAGTTGGTGCTGATATATACAAAATACCACAACCTGTACCCGCCGATTTCAAATATACCGTCGCAATCGTTTGTAATAGAATGAGGGAAGTTAATACTTTAAATCAAAGGGTTTTAGAAACATTTGCTTCAAGGCAAGCATATCAAGTTATTAATGGTCATTATATACCGATTATTAATGACGGGTTTACAGATGAGTCTGTTTTGGATTTAGAAAAGAGAAAATATTACATTCAAAAATATGACTTTACAATGATGGGATTTTTGATTGACGAAAATGAATTCGAAGTTACTCCTGCGATATCAAGAACATTTCAAGTTTTTGAAGTAGATGGAAGAACGAGAAAAGGTAAACAAAAGAAACAACAACCAGTCCAATTGGAAAACATAATTTATGATTACCCAAACAGTGCAACAACTAAAGAGTACTTTTTTGAATATGTTTGTAACTTGGGATTTGAGTCCACAACAAATATTTCTGATTATTCTGTTTATATAAATGACAACTATTACGGTGATAATGTTAATCTGATACAAGTGAATAATGGTGATCTTGTTAGAATTGATATTGTAAGAGGATAAACATTACAAGACCCTGAAGTTGTGTTCAGTCAAAAGTTGATTTAATTTTCTCCGTAGATATCTTTTTTGTCTACACATTTCTCCATAATAAGAGACTCTAAAAATCTGTACATTTTTATCCCTCTTTTGTCGCAATACTTTTTTAGGACTTCATGGACATTGGAGTCAATCTTAAGGTTTTTTATCTTCTTATTATCTTTAGACATAGGGGCAGAAAAAAGGCAGAATAAAATCTCACCAAAATATAAATACTTTTTGTAATGTAAAGTTTTTACAAAATCAGCTAGTATTTATAAGAAAATAAATTAAATAACAAGAAAAAAAATTAACTATGGCTACTAATAGTAAAGTTTTCGTATCACCAGGGGTTTATACTTCAGAAGTTGATTTGAGTTTTGTTGCACAAAGCGTGGGTGTTACTACATTAGGAATTGTAGGTGAAACACTTATCGGTCCTGCATTTGAACCCATTTTCATTACAAACTTCGACGAGTATCAAACAGTATTTGGGGGTACTTCACCAGAAAAATTCGTAAATACACAAATTCCAAAATATGAAGCGTCATATATTGCTAAAGCGTATTTACAACAATCAAATCAACTTTTTGTAACAAGAATTTTAGGACTATCAGGTTATGATGCGGGACCGTCTTGGTCAGTCGCAACAGTTGCCAATGTAGACCCAACCACAGTTGGTATATACTGCTTGAGTTCTGTTACTGATGTCAACACTTGCTTACCCACTTGTATTCAACCTTGGGAAGAACTATTCTTTGTAGACTTCTCGGGATGTACAAATGATCCGTCAACAATAACTTATTTAAACCAATTTGACCCAAACATCCAAGCAATATTGTACAACCAATTCGAACAATATGATGGAAGTACATCAACAATAGATGAACAAATAAGAAATTTAATATTTGATGTAATCACAGCACCAAGTCCTACAGTGGCTGAAGGTGAAATGATTTATTACTTCGGATCTGTAGAAACAGCAGATTACGATGCTTTAACAGCAGCAGGATTTAGTGCAGCTACTAATGTATATCAAGTTCCTAATGTTTCGTTAAACTTGACGGACTTAACATCACCTAACAATGATGCATGGTACTACTCACAATTTAGTAACATCGGTAATTATGAGTATTCAGGGTTTTCATTCTCATCTTTCTTAACAGGTGTGACTTTAGTTCCTGTAACAACTACCACAACAATTTCCCCAAGTACGACAACTACAACGACAAACCCATGTGCACCTTTTATAACAACAACGACAACTACAACAGTTGCACCACCTAACTGTTACACAGGTACACTTGTTGGTAAACTTTATCATTACACAGGTAATTCATACAGTGATTATGATAATATAGTAGTCGGTACTCTGAGATCTCGTGGTGTTGCAACTTACACGAACGCTAACAACCCAACTTATTCAGTTACTGGTTTAACAGATGTTAGTTTGAATATGACAGGTCAATACTCGACTGTACTTAAAAACCCATACGCAACATTTGGTGTTAATGTGGTTGACAAATTTGGTACGGCTTATAGTTTCGAAACATCATTCACTCAAAACGATCCTGAATATTGGTCAAAAGTATTTGGTATAACAAACTTCCAAAAACCAAGAATTGAAGTTCCTGTATTTGCAGAGGAAAACTTCCAATCATGGTTAAACTATTCTTGGAAGAAAGGATATATCAGAGGTTTAAATCCTAATTTAATCGCATTAGATTCAGCACAAAGTGGTGATCTTGATTCGATTGGTTGGTACCTAAACAAATGGCAAACCCCAATGTCACCTTTCGTTGTATCAGAATTAAGAGGTAACAAAGTTTATGACTTATTCAGATTCTATACAATTTCTGACGGAGACGCCGCAAACACATTAATCAAAATATCAATTGTAAACCAAACATGGAGTAACTTAACATTTGATGTCTTAATTCGTGACTATTTTGATACTGATGCAAATCCAGTTGTTATTGAGAAATTTACAAACTGTACAATGGATCCGGGTCAAAATAACTATATCGCAAATAAAATTGGTACATTGGACGGGGAATACATATTGAACTCGAAATATGTTATGGTAGAGATGAGTGAAGACGCACCAATTGATGCTTTACCTTGTGGATTCAACGGATTTAACTTTAGAAATTACGCAGGAGCACAATCACCATTCCCGATTATCAAAGGAAAATATGATTTCCCTGGTGAAACAATTTGGAACCCACCATTTGCAGTTTCTTCAGGAGCGATATCAAGTACATTAAGTTCAGGTGATAATGTTAGAAGAACTTACTTAGGTATCTCTAATTCTTACGGATGGGACCCTGCATACTTCGAATATGTTGGTAAAAGAAATCCAAACAATTCTTGTGATATCGACGGTGTTGATTGGAACTACAGATCTGCAGGTTTCCACATGGATGTAAATGCAAGTGGTTTAACAATAGGACCTGGATTCTCAACATCGGGAGACCCAAGATTTATCTGTGGAAACTCACCATTTATAACTGAACCTGAGTTACCTACGAATGTATACTATAGACTATTTGCTCGTAAGTTCACATTGTTAGTACAGGGTGGATTCGATGGATGGGACATCTATAGAGAATGGAGAACAAATGAAGATAGATTCCAAATCGGTAGATCAGGGTTCTTAAACGGGGCTTGTCCTTCAACAAGATATCCAAACGCAGTTGGTTGGGGAGCATTCAAAGAGATTTCTCTTGGTGATGGTACTCAAGACTTCGCAAATACTGACTACTACGCATACTTATTAGGTCAACAAACATTTGCAAATCCCGAGGCTACTAACATCAATGTATTTGTTACACCGGGTATTGACTATGTTAACAATAGTAATCTTGTTGAGGATGCAGTTGAGATGATTGAATTCAACAGAGCAGATTCACTTTATGTGTGTACGACTCCTGACATCGACTTGTTTGTACCAACTACAACGGGTGCTGATTTCTTTATCTACCCTACTGAAGCGGTTGACAACTTAGACAACACAGGAATCGACTCGAACTATACTTGTACTTACTATCCGTGGGTATTAACAAGAGACAGTGTAAACAACACACAAATCTATATTCCACCGACAGCTGAGGTAACGAGAAACTTAGCACTTACAGATAATATCGCGTTCCCATGGTTCGCAGCGGCGGGTTACACTCGTGGTATTGTTAACTGTATCAAGGCTCGTAAGAAGTTAACTCAAGAAGATAGAGACATCCTTTACATAGGTAGAATTAACCCAATTGCAACTTTCTCTGATGTTGGTACAGTTATTTGGGGTAACAAAACTCTACAAGTAAGAGAATCAGCTCTTGATAGAATTAATGTTAGAAGATTGTTGTTACAAGCTCGTAAGTTGATTTCAGCAGTATCCGTAAGATTGTTGTTCGAACAAAACGACGCACAAGTTAGACAAGACTTCTTAAATGCGGTTAACCCAATCTTAGATTCAATTAGAAGAGACCGTGGTTTATATGACTTCCGAGTTACAGTTTCATCAAGTCCTGAGGATATCGATAGAAACCAAATGACAGGTAAGATCTACATCAAACCAACAAGATCTCTTGAATTTATCGACATTACATTCTACATCACTCCAACAGGAGCATCGTTTGAGAATATTTAATGTGGTTCATAATCAAAAAAAGAAGGGGAGCGAAAGTTCCCCTTTTTTAATTTAATGAATATTTATTAGTATGTATCATAAAAAAATAGTAAGAGAAATAATTTCTGAGATAATTCAAGATCAACTCAAACCAACCATGAAATATTATGCGTTTGATTGGGATGATAATCTAATGTATATGCCAACAAAGATTTATCTCAAAGATGAAGATGGTAATAGTATCGGTATGTCTACGGAAGATTTTGCAGAATACAGAAGTGAAGTAGGTAAAGAACCTTTTGAGTATGAGGGTCACACAATTGTCGGTTATGATGATGAAGCCTTCAGAGATTTTAAAGTGACAGGGGATAAAAAATTTTTAGTAGATGCGATGAAAGCACCTACGGGACCTGCATGGGATGATTTTGTTGAGGCGGTCAATAATGGTTCCATTTTCGCTATTGTTACTGCGAGGGGTCACACTCCGAGTGTTTTAAAAAATGCTGTTTATAACTTAATTATTAAAAATAAACACGGTCTAAACAAGGATGAGTTGGTCAAAAATCTAAGAAAGTATAGAGATATTGCAGACGAAGAAGATATGAGTGACGACGAACTTATCAAAACATACTTAGAAATGTGTAAGTATCATCCTGTAAGTTTCGGAGAGGGGTCGGCCGCTAATCCTGAAGAACTCAAGGTTAGTGCAATGAAACAATTTATGGAATATGTTAGAAACCTTTCGCAGAGGTTGCAAGAAAAGGCTTATATGAAAAATAAAATAGGAAATTATTTTACACCTTACATAGGATTTTCAGATGACGACTTAAAAAATGTTGAAACAATGAAGAAACATTTTGATGATGAAAGTGGATTAGATATTTACCATACAGGAGGAGGAAAGAAAACTAAATTTTAAGTAAACTGGACTAGTTAAGATATAATGTGAAAAAAATTTGAAGTAAATAGAAAAAATTTCAAATCATACTATTTATAATAAAAAATAAAACAAAAACAAAAAAATAAGACATGGCTGATTTGTTAATGAAAATGCCGATTCCCTACGAACCAAAAAGGGAGAACCGATGGATACTTAGGTTTCCATCTTCACTTGGTATCAATGAATGGTATGTTGAGACTACCTCACGACCTAAACTTACAATTGCATCGACAGAGATACAGTTCTTGAATACTTCAACCTATGTTGCTGGTCGATTTACTTGGGGTGAGATGCCGGTAACCTTCCGTGACCCGATTGGACCTTCCGCATCTCAAGCAGTAATGGAATGGATTCGATTATGTGCTGAATCAGTAACAGGTCGTATGGGATATGCTGCAGGTTACAAAAAGAATGTTGACCTTGAAATGTTGGACCCAACAGGAGTTGTTGTTGAGAAATGGATTTTGGAAGGTACATTCCTTTTAGGTTACGATGGTGGTTCTTTATCATATTCTACTGATGGACTTGCAAAAATTTCTTGTCAGATGAGAATGGACCGTTGTATCTTGGTATACTAAAAAAAGATTACATATAATATAAGACCTATTCACTTTACTAGTGGTAGGTCTTTTTTATTTTTAATACAAAAGTACTTAATATTATGGAACAAGATGTATATCAGGCAGGACAAGCCGAGTTTAATTTACCACACGATGTGATACAATTACCTAGTCAGGGTATTTTCTATCCATCAAAAAAGAAATCTATTAAAGTTGGGTATTTAACCGCAGCGGATGAGAACATTATTGCAAACGCCGATTCTAGAAAAAGTATACAAGAGTCTATTGTAATACCACTTCTTAGGTCTAAGGTATATGAAAGAGATTTAAGACCCGAAGAAATGTTAGATGGAGATATTGAAGCCATTCTAATTTTTCTAAGAAATACTTCTTTTGGACCTGAGTATACCATCATGGCAACAGATCCTATTACCGAAGAAAAGTTCAAAGTCTCTCTCGTTTTAGATGAATTAAATTATAAGAAGACAGAGGCTAAACCTAACGAGAACGGACATTTTGAGACAACACTACCTGTGTCAGGAAAAAAAGTTGAATTAAAGTTATTATCATTAAAGGATAAAATTGACATTGACAAAATGTTAGAAAGTTATCCATCAGAAAGAACATCACCAGTGATTACCACAAGATTAAATAAACACATTGTATCATTAGATGGTAACGATGATAGAGCAAACATCTCTACTTTTATTGAAAAGATGCCGATTGGAGATTCAAAATACATCAGAAGATTTATTATGGATAATGAACCAAGATTAGACCTATCAAAAGAAGTTATAGCCCCGTCAGGAGAAAAAGTAGTGGTGAACATTACTTTTGGGGTGGAGTTTTTTCGGCCTTTCTTATCAGTATAAGACCAGTCTTTTAGACGAATTTTACTATTTCTCACGAATATTCAGAACTCAATATTCAGAGTTTCTAAATATGCCAACATATGCCAGAAGGTATTTGATAAACAAATATGTTGAAGAAAACAAAAAAACTTAATCAAATATTTACAATTAAAACACTACATGGCTGGTATAGATGGACTAACTTCAAAGGATAAAGCCGAACTTATTGATTTGATTGAGGAACAAAGTGATCAAATCAAAGCTTTACAGAAACAAGTTAATAAAAGTAACAAAGAAAACAACACTGATATTGCCAACAAGTCTGTGGAGGGTATTACTAGCGCTTTTGACACTGACATTTTAAAAACAATTACCACAGGTTTTAACACGGTAAAAAATACACTCAGCAGTTTAAACCCGTTTGATACGGAAGTATTAAGAAAGGTAGATGAGTATGCAACGGAGGTGCAAAGAAACTTTGGTTTGTCTAAAGCAAGAATGACCGAGTTTAAACAGTTGTTTGGTGAAACCGCCGGTGAGTTATCAAAACTTGGTATGGAAGAAGACGATATAGTTGAAGTAATAACTGATGCTATGGATGGACTAAATACCGCGGCTAGTCTAAGCAAAGAAACTATCGTAGAGTTAGGTGCCACTTTTAAATTAACAGGTCAGGATGTTGAGGATTTAACAGAAGGTTTTAGGGGCGTTGGTATATCAATGAAAAAAGTTGGTGATGAAATGAAAGAAGTGGTCAACTACGCAAGAAGTGTTGGAGTTTCAGTTTCTCAAATATCTAAAGGAGTTGTGGATAACTTAGGTAAGTTAAACTTATATAATTTTGATAATGGGGTTCAAGGGTTGGCAAAAATGGCCGCAACATCCGAAAGAATGGGTATATCTATGCAAGACACATTTAGAATTGCTGAAGATTTGTTCTCACCTGAAAAAGCAATTAATTTATCTGCAAGTTTACAAAGACTTGGTGTTACCGCAAATGGATTATTAGATCCGTTAAGGGCAATGGACATGGCTCAAAATGACCCTGAAGCACTACAAAAAGAAATAGTCAATCTAAGTAAAGAATTTACAACTTTCAATGAAAAAACTGGAAAGATGGAAATTCTTCCTGGTGCAAAAAGAAGACTACGAGAAATTGCAGGTGAACTAAATATAGACGCGGGGGAATTTGCAAAAATGTCAATCCAAGCTGCAGACTTCGATAGGAAGTTGAAACAAATTAAAATGCCGGCTTTAGCAGAGGGTGACGAGGAAAC